TTTAACGGTATACATGGACAAGCTAGAATTTGGTCTGTTTATAAAAAAGATGAAATGTCAGTATTGAATGACACGATCAAAAAAATAAAGTTTGAATAAGTATTAGATTAGCCATTTAGAGAGACTTCGGTCTCTCTTTTTTTTGAACATAAAATAGCCAATATTACATATAAATAGTTACTTTTTTAAGTTTATATGGGGGTTTTCACACCTTAAAAATGCGAAAAAAGCTAAAAAAGCCGTTTAATACATTACAAATATCGCGATAATACTTATATGGACAGCAGAAAAGCAGTTCATACATTAGAAAGGATTTAAAAATGGCTAACAAATTAACAATTGAACAAGCAGACGATTTGGCTAGAGATGCATCAGAAGATCTCGGATCAATCGAAAGTACAACAACAGAAGATTTTTTAGTTTATTACGAATATGAAAACGGAGTATTTGTAGTGAATTTGAAAACAGGCAAAACCGAAACACATTTTGATGGGGAATAACATGAGCAACAAAGACATTCAAGAAATGATTGACAACGCAGACGCAAGAATGCAAAGACATTTGGCTTCATTGGAAAGCACAGATGCTAGTGAACTTTCAAAGTTTATTGTGACTATTTACGATTTGCCTTTAGCTTACACATTTAATGGTAAATCAGTTTTAAAAGCTGAAGTGTGTCATCTTGATAAAGCAAGCAGATTTGAACTTAAACGTGCTATATCACTTGCAAAAGAATCAAATAATGCTAATGGTGACAAAGGACAAGCAATCAATCTTTACGATGCATATATTGCAGAAATTAAAAGAATTATGACTTTTAAAAACGATTTGAAAGATTTTTTAAAAGAACAAAGTGTAACTGAAGAGGCTTGATTAGCCGAAACCCCGAGAGGGGTCTTACACAACTCAAAAAGGATAATTATGGCTTACAAAAAATTTTACGTAGAGGATTCAAAAAAATCGATGTTTCAAGCTCGTGAAGGGTTAGAAGGTCCATTTTTTTACGAATCTGGCGTTGTATTTTATTACGATCCAAAAGAAGGTAAGTATTACGATCCGACAACTGATTTTTATGTTGAGAACGAATATTTTCAAGCAGTTACAAATTGAAAGGATTACAAATGAAACTTAAACTAAAAGATTTATATATAGGAATGCTTGTTGTTACAACTAATGCCGATAACGGTCAAGTTTATACAGTTTCTCATATATTTCCAAATTCAACTCGTGTTGAAATTCAATGGATGGAAGGCGAGCGTCAAAGTATTCAAGGGATAGATTATTCATTACTTATGAAACCTACTTTGAAGCAAATTGAGTATTCTTTGTGGGCTTATGGTCCATTGGTTAGCTTTGATCAAATTTTAAACTTTTAAGGAGATAGAAAAATGGCTCACGAATTAACAATTAGAGAAGATGGTTTTACAGAAATGGCTTTTGTTGGCCAAACACCTTGGCATGGTCTTGGTCAACAATTGAATCAAGAATCAACAATTGAAGAATGGCAGGTGGCGGCAGGAATGAATTGGACAATCAACAAAGCTCCTGTGTTATATGCTCCAGAAGGCTTTCCTGTTCCATTTAAAGGACAAAATGTTTTATATCGTTCAGACAACAAGATGCCTTTGTCAGTTGTTTCTGATCGTTATAAACCTGTTCAACCATTAGAAGTATTAGAATTTTTTAGAGATTTGGTAGAAGAAAATGGTTTCAAAATTCATACTGCTGGAACACTTAGAGGTGGTAAACGTCTTTGGGCTTTAGCAGAAACAGGAAAGTTTGGAGAAGTATGTAAAGACGATGGTGTAGGCGGGTTTTTACTGCTTTCTACATCGTGTGATCGTACTTTAGCTACTACGGCTCGGTTTACTACTGTTCGTGTTGTTTGCAATAATACGTTATCAATGGCAAACCGAAATAATTCCAATATGGTTTCGTTTTCTCATATTTCAGAATTCGATCATGCTGGAGTTAAAGCTAAACTTGGATCTGCTGTCGAATCTTTTGGTACATTTCTTGAAGCAGCTAAGTTTCTTCAATCACAACAGTTAGGTGCACAACAAGCATCTTTGTTTGTAAAAGAATTAATTAGTTCTAATATTCAAGTTAAAAAAGAAGGAATTGAAAAAAATAGATCTTTTCAAAAGATATTATCTTTATTCGATTCAGATGCTAAAGGAATTGAATTGGTAGGTCACACTAAGTGGTCAATGCTGAATGCAGTTACTGAGTATGTAGACCATCACAATCCTTCCCGGTCAGATGATATGAGACTTGATAGTGCCTGGTTTGGATCTGGTGATAAAATGAAAGATCGAGCTTTACAATTATTGCTTGCATAAAAAACAATATATGTTAAACTGACCCCCATATATGTGTATGGGGGTTTTTTTATGGCTGAAATTCGTGCGGTATCAAGAATCAGAAAATGTTTTGAGGAGAATTCTCGTCCTTTGACATTAGCTGAAATCAAAGAATTGTTACCTGATCTTAACTCTAATGATATTTCAATGGCTCTTTGTTATTTTTTCAAACAAAGATATGTCAAAAGAGAAAAAATTCCAAACAAAATACCTCGTAAAAGAAAAACTGTTTATCAATATACTTATTTCAATGAAAAATTAAAAAAAGAGGTTACTGATGCAAGTTGAAAACATCGACATCAACAAATTAATTCCATATGTCAACAATGCAAGAACACATTCAGAAGAACAAGTAGTTCAAATTGCATCAAGTATTAGAGAATTTGGTTTTAATAACCCAATACTTGTAGACAAAGAACTATCTGTTATTGCTGGACATGGACGTTTGATGGCGGCGAGAAAGCTAGACTTAAAAACTGTTCCATGTATTAGACTAGAACATTTAACAGATACACAACGAAGGGCTTATATCATCGCTGACAACAAATTAGCTATGAACGCCGATTGGGATATAGAACTATTAGGATTGGAACTTATAAATTTACAAAACGAAGATTTTGATATTGACCTCTTAGGCTTTACTGAAGAAGAAATAAATAATATATTGAATGAAGAAGATGGTGAAATACAAGTAGAAAAAGAAAGTGTATTAGACAAGTTAGATGTTTCAATTGACGAACCAAGAAATCAAATTGAAAAACATGATAAATGGATTCTTGGCGACAAGCACGTTTTAATTTGTGCTGACGTTTTAAGAGAATGGCCTTTGTGGATCAAAGAATTAAATCAAGAAGATTGTTTGTTATTGCCTTATGCTGGTATTTATTCTGCTTTAGCTAAAAAAGCAAAAGATTTTAAGTTGGTTATTGTTCAGCCAGATACATACATTGCTTCACTTATCATAGATCGTTACCAAGATATTAACGGTACACATTCGGTAAGGAAAGCAAATGATTAATACTGGTGGCGTATGGGATTACAAAGAACAAAATGTTTATTTTTTAGCAGGTTCTCCATCTGCTTTTAACAAACAAGATGTATGTGATTACTACGATTATATATTAACTGCGGTCAATGAAATTCATAATGCTGACGATGAGCAGTTTCTTCTTGATGCAGTAAGTCGAGGTAAAAAAGTATTTATTGACTCAGGAGTGTTTAATTTAACAATGCAACATTCAAGAGCTAATAACATATCAATGGACAAAGTATTAGCATTGTCTCCAACTGAAATCGATGGCTTTGATAATTTGTTTGACAAATACACTCGAATCGTAAAAGAAATTGGAGATAGAGCTTGGGGATATATTGAAATCGATCAAGGTGGTAAAGATAACAAAATCAAGACTAGAGATCGGCTTCATAAGTTAGGCTTTAATCCAATTCCTGTTTATCACCCATTGGTAGATGGATGGGACTACTTTGATTACTTGGCTGAACGATATGATCGCATTTGTTTAGGTAATGTTGTACAAGCTCAAAATGAAACTAGAAAACGATTACTAGCAACAATGTGGGAAAGAAAAAGAAAGTATCCTAATTTGTGGATACATTGTTTGGGAATGACGCCTAATGAACATTCAAATGCTTTTCCATTAAACAGTTGTGATTCTTCTAGTTGGATTTCAACAGTTAGATGGATGGATATGCCAACAAGAGCTTGTTTAAAAGCATGGGATTCTGTAGAAGAAAGAGTATTCCGTTATGATCTAA